TGAGGGCTAAATGACTTTTGAATTAAATTCAAGAAAACCAAAACCACATCCAAAAAGACCAAATTACAAAGAAAAAACTCCTGTTCAATCAAAAGAGCAAGAGAAAAAAGACAATGATAAGAACAAACAAAAGTGAAAACTATAGCACTCTTTTTACATCAACCAAAATGTTCGGTTCAATCTGGTAATGGAATAATCAAAGCGTTACACCCTTCCTATAAATTTAAAATATTTACAAAACATGAAGTTGAAGATAATTTTTTTGATGATGTTGATATGGTTTGTTTTCCTGGCGGCGTTGGTGATTCCGATAGCTGGAATTATTTACTTAAATCTCATCGCAGCCGCATCCGTGAGTTCATTGATCGTGGTGGGTATTACTTAGGTGTATGCATGGGAGCTTATTGGGCGGCATCTGATTACTTCGACATACTTAATGATACGAAAGTAGAACAGTACATAGTTAGACCAAATACAGACACTAGAAGACCTCACGCAAAACAAATGAAAATTACATGGGGAAATAAACTTGAAGAACTTTTCTTTTATGATGGCTGTGCAATGTTTGGTGATGAATCTAAGTATGATGTTGTTGCAAGATATTCAAACGGTGATGCGATGGCTATAATGCAAAATAGAATTGGTTTGATTGGTTGCCATCCAGAAGCAGAGCAACACTGGTATAATGAATATTCGTGGATGAGAAAACGATGGATTGGTAGCAAAGGTTATCTGTTATTAGACTTTGTAAACAAGATGATGGAAAAATAAAATGATAGGCGAAATGATCGTGTGGGGTTTTTTCTCCGCAATGGGTTGGATGTTAGCGAATTGGACAGTAGATAAAGTAATGCCTTTTAAACCACCAGCGATTGAATGTAAAAAAGAAGAAGAGAAAAAGAATGGCTCATCTTGTAGCTAATATACCACCAGTACATTGTTATATTCGCAAAGAGTTTTTATATGACTTTGAAAAAGGTTATGATGAATACGAACCTTGTATCTGGGTATCAATCAAAAGTATTCGTGGTCAAGCATTTCGAATAGAATCATATTTACCAAACTACGGCGCACTTTATGACAAACTACCTTTACATGCGTATGTATCACGCACAGAGAATATTGACCCTAAGAAGTTTTTATCTCTAGACACCCTTCAAATTTGGGATTGTTTTAGTTATGATTTTACAGTAATACAAAAAGCATTTCTAAGAAATCTTACTTGCAAATTTTATGCCAAGGATAAAAACTTTTATGAAGGTGAGTATCTATTTACGGTCGATCACTCAGCACCAGATTTGAATATTATTGATACAAGTTATGCAGAATGGCCAGAAGATCACAAAAGTTTTAATTTTATGCAACTAGATAATGGTCAGTATGCAGCACAACCAAACAATCGTTGTTTATTTTTAGACGCAGCAAGTAATCCAAAAGAATTAAAGTTTCCAGATTTTAAAGTATGTACAAAAAAATACGTTGTAGAGCAAAAACCAAAATGGGCATTAGGTGATACTAATACCGTCATGTATGAATAGGAGATAATATGGCAAAGCAAACAGGTGTGACTAAACACAAAAAAGTTCATAAATTGACTAAGCAAGGTGGTCATCAAAAAACATCAAGTATGAGTAAATCAGAAAAGAATTCACATAAAAAATATAGAGGTCAAGGTAGATGAAGAAGATTGTACGATTCACAGCATCATGGTGTGGACCATGTAAGATGCTTGCAAAAACATTAGAAGAAGTAGATTTAAAATTACCAATTGAAGTTGTAGACATTGATGTATATCCAGATGTAGCAGCGGAGTTTGGCATTCGTAGTGTGCCAACATTGGTCATTGTAGAAGATAATATACCATCAAAAAGAATCGTAGGTAACAAAACAAAACAAGAACTAGAGGCATTCATCAATGATTAAAAAGCACGATACAAAACTAACAGACGAAAGAACAGCGTTCAAACCTTTCGCATATCCATGGGCATACGAAAGTTGGCTCAAACACGAACAGAGCCACTGGCTTCATACCGAAGTTCCAATGCTTGAAGATGTGAAAGATTGGAAAAACAAACTAACACAAGAAGAAAAGAATTTTCTTACACACATCTTTAGATTCTTTACACAGGGTGACATTGACGTTGCTGGTGGTTATGTAAAGAACTATCTGCCATATTTTCCACAACCAGAAGTAAGAATGATGTTGTTGGGTTTTGCAGCACGTGAAGCACTGCACATTGCAGCATATTCACATTTGATTGAAACACTTGGTATGCCAGATACTACTTACACGGAATTTTTAGAATATGAAGAGATGCGTTCAAAACACGATTATGTTCTTGGTATTAGCACACAAAATGGTAATCGCGCTTCTACTGCTGCTCACATTGCAGTATTCTCTGCTTTTACCGAAGGAATGCAATTATTCAGTTCCTTTATCATGTTACTTAATTTCCCACGCACGGGCAAAATGAGAGGTATGGGGCAGATCATTACATGGTCAATTGTAGACGAAACACAACACGCGGAGTCGATGATCAAATTATTCCGTACATACATCGAAGAGAACAAGGAAATCTGGAACGATGAACTCAAGTCAAAGATTTACACTATTGCAGAAAAAATGGTAGAACTTGAAGACAAGTTTATCGATCTTGCTTTTGATATGGGAGGCGTTTCTGGTTTATCTTCCGATGAAGTTAAATCATACATTCGTTACATTGCCGATCGTAGGCTTATAAGTCTTGGTCTCAAAGGTGTATTCAAAGTTAAGAAGAACCCGTTACCTTGGGTTGAAGAAATGATTAACGCACCAACACACACAAACTTTTTTGAGAATCGTGCCACAGATTATTCAAAGGGTGCTTTGTCGGGTAACTGGGAAACTGTATGGGGTAAAGCCGCTTGAGTTTACCTTTCTGGACATTTTTCAACATAGTATTCGGTATTACGGCAGCTATCATTATAATTTGTTATTTTTGGGATAGATACGATGAGCGCAAAGCAAAGAGGATGATAGAAAAAATACGCTCTAAATAATAGTTTAAAGGAGAATATCATGAAAAGCATATTAGCAATAATCATGGTAACACTTTTATCATTCTCTGCGTTTGCTGCCGATGATCGATATGAACTGAAAATGGAAAACAACAGAGTTGTGCATGACGATTCTGATTGGATTTTTTTGAAACATGAACACTCATATGCGTTTTCTATGAGTAAAAGTCTTAATCGATTGGATGAAGATACTACCATAGTTCATTCGTTCATTCAGTTTGATCATGAATATAACTATGCTACTTTTACTGAGCCAACTTATAGAATCTATACGATGGGACTTTTAAGTTGTTCAAGAAAATCAATTATGTTATTACGACAAATATATGTAAAAAAAGATGGAAAAATACAAGCAATTCAACCAATTCAACCAAATCAATATGTTTCGGAACTTGAGATGACAGACACCGCAAGACATCAAATGTACCTTAGAGTATGCTCAGGAGAGATAGTATGAAAAAACTTTATACAGCAGTAGGATTTTTATTCCTATGTTTAGTTTTACCAGCACATGCACAAAAAGCACCACAAGGTGTGATGTATGATGCGACGATTGTTCGTGTCAATGATGGTGATACAGTAGTCATTGCAGCACCATTTTTACCTGCACCATTGAAGCCCGAACTTGCGGTTCGTATCTATGGAGTTGATACGCCAGAGAAAGGGTTTCGCGCACAGTGCCCTCAAGAAGACGAAAGAGGAAAGCTGGCGACTAAATTTACAAACAACGCAGTTGCAAAATCTGTCAAACGTCAAGTTGTCTTATACGGCTGGGATAAGTTTGGTGGTCGTGTACTGGGTGATATGATTCTAGATGGTCAAAGTCTTCGTGCAATGCTCATTCAAAATGGCTTTGCACGTGAATACTACGGTGAAGCAAAACAATCATGGTGTAACTAATTATGAGAATACAACACGAATGCACAGCGTGTGGTTCTGCATTTACCATTACATATGATGAAATGCAAACCGAATCGGATCCATCACATTGTCCTTTTTGTGGCGAATATTTGATACTTGATGACGAAAATTTTGATGACGAAAGCTTGCATGATGATGAAGATGAAGAACCGCTATGACATGGTATTACGATGGTGCACCATATGAGTATGATGGCGTATCTTTTGGCTTCGTGTATCTAATAGAAAATCTACTAACAGGAAGAAAATATATTGGACGCAAATACTTTACAAGTGCTGGCTACAAGCAAGTCAACGGCAAGAAAAAAAAGATACGAAAATCTTCAGACTGGCAAACTTATTGGGGTTCCAATGAATCACTCAAAAGAGAAATCGCGGAGTCAGGAGAAGACAAATACAGAAGGATAATTCTACGTTTGTGTAAAAACAAATCTGAATGTGCATACTGGGAAACGTATGAAATACTTTCTAGACACGCATTGTTAAGTGAGAATTATTACAATGATTGGGTAACGGCAAAGATACGCAAAGATCACCTTAAATCTATTGTGCAGAGCAACAAAAATACTATATAATAGTAGAACGGTGCCTAATGGGCCGTTTAACTTTCATAGGAGAAAATTATGTTTTTCACACAAGCACCTCAATTTCCTACATTTTACACTTGGAATGACATTCAGCGCAAAGTTGAAGCAGCTACTATCAAAACAATCGACTTTAATAAAGTAATGATTGATCATACCATTGCCTATTTTGACAGTGTTACAGAAAACAATTTTACTACATATACAAAGAAGGTAGTAAACTTGAATAAGAACATTGCAGAAGATGCAAAAAAAATCATTAAATCTGAAATCAAAGAAGCTAAAGCTTGATATTGAAGGCAAGACAAAATTTTTTGATTCCGTACCAAGAGGTGGGTGGTGGATTAAATTCTCCACCTACCGAGATCGTTTTATATTATTGATGATCATTTCTGAATACACAGGACAAACAATTATTCGCTACTACGCCGAAGAACAAGATGCGGTAGCATTCATAAACTTTATTACCACATGTAACGCACAAGATACATTTTATTCAGTATAGGAGTTGTTATGAACATATATGAGTCTTTGAAAAACACGCGAACTATGATTGATTCTTTACTGGTAGATGCACCTCTTGAATTCAATTCAATTCCTATTCCTAATCCACTAGAACAAGTTAAACTTGCTGCTGACGCTTGTGTGAAAGCATTAGGATCAGGCAA